CTAATGCAATCATTTGTCCTACTGTTAAAAATTCAGCTTTAAATCCACTACCTGTTACTTTTCTTCCATAAATATCATAGTCAACGTCAACTTCCACACCAGTTAAATTAAACTCAGCAGGTGCCCATGAGGCGTCTGCTGTTTTGGTTGCTTCTGATTGTGTTCCTTTTATAGCAAAGTTTCTACGTTGCCATTGATGTCTTTTCTCCAAGAATTTGAATACTGGGTCATCAGTTGGCTTTTTAGCTACTGCTGATAAATATGCAAAGAAAGGTGAAGAGGCAGGGTTTAGTTCAGCGACTCTCTCGCCGAAGTTAAATATTCGTCTACTATCATCGATAGAAACCCCTTGTACAGGGTTAACACCAATACTAGGACTGAATATTCCATTTGGGTCTTGTGCCATTTTATTCTCCTTGGACTATTGTCCAGTTTTAAAAGATGTTACGCTTAGAAACATTTCTAATCATAGCATCCATCATTTTGTCTTCTGTGTTTTTATTACTTAAAGACTGGTCACTGGCTCCTGGTTGTACTCCAATAGGTTTAGGTATACTTAACTTTTCTTGTCTTTGATTCATTAGTGCTACTTTCTTTTGAGCTTCTGGGGTTATCTGTGTAACCTGTTGTGCCGCATTCGGCTGTTTCAATTGATGTAACTGTACCAAATTATCTAAAGATAAAGAATCTGGTGATGACATCTTCTGCATAAAGTCATTAGCTTGTTCTGGAGTATAGTTATACTTAACTTGTAAGTCTTGCATAACTTTATTATCTCTAGCCATAGCTTTTTGAGTTTCTTGCTGCTGATTCATCTGATTAACATAGTAATCATTAGAAAGTTCAACATATTCTGTCATATCTTCTAAATAAGAACTTTGTTTTGTTAAGTACTTTGCTGATGCACTATCGGGGTCAGTCAAAGCCTCAGAGTGGTCGTAGCTAGAAGGCTTAACAGGTTTAACGGGTTTTTCTAAAACCGTTTCCTGCTGAGTTGGTTTATCTGCTTGAGGTGTAGACACTTTTGACATAACATCTGCCATTTGTGATTTTAACATATCTACCTCAGCAGAACGTTTATCTGCTTGACTTTGCCAGTACTGAAATTGTCCTGGGTCACTCTTTGGGTCACTTATAGTCTGAGTATCTGTAGTATTACTCATAGCTTCATTTGGACTGTCAGTTACTAACTGCTCTTGAGTTGTTCCAAATATTTCGCTAAAAATATCTTCAGAAGTAGCTGTTGGTTCAGTCTGCATACCTTCAACTTCCTGTTCATCTATTTGTGCCATTGTATTTTCTTCATTTTGCATGATTTATTCTCCTGTTAACTTCCCTCTGTATTCCCGTCATCTTCAAAAATATCTTGTTCTTGAACATCTTCTAGGTTTACATTAGGATTCATCAACTGTTGTTTTGCATCGTTCAACCTTGCCTTATAAAGGCTAGTTGCCATATCAGCACGATTAGATACTTTATCTAATCCACCGCTGAATTTTTCTACTTCTAAACGTTTCTTAGCATGAAGCTCTTCACGGTTAGCAGTTTGTAAGTCTCCTTGGACTTTCTTTAATTCTGCTTGCAACTGCTCATTTTGTTGAGCTAATTGTTGCATTTGACCAGAACGTTCTAAGACACCATCGATATCTACTAGTTCTGATTTCTTTAATACTTCTACTTGGTCAATTAATCCCATCTTATACATTTCCATATAATTTTGCATTAATGCCATTCTATTTGTTGGTAATGTAGAACCAGATACAACTACAATGTCATATCTTCCAGAACCAATATCGTGAAACTTAGAAACAGAGCCATTGTCCATTTCTTTGTAAAAATTAAATCTTTCTTCTTTTTCAGTTCCATTAGGTTGTACAAGACGTACTACTTTTTCTTCCGTGTATAGTTGTTGCATTAATGGTATTGCAACTTTACCGATTTGATTTAACATACCTTCAATATCGTCACGTCTTGATTTAATTCTTCTTTGTCCAAACTCGTCAATAACCATTGTACCTCTATAGGTAGATGGAGCACTTTGTGAACTACCTTGCATTAATTCAAAAATACCAAAGCCATATTCTAAGTCATACTTAGCATCTGCTTCATTTTTGTATAATTCATTTGGAAGTGGTACTGGACCAGCTACTATCGGTGCACCTAGTTCAGCATCGAACTCTATAACACTGGTTCCAGCTTTACTCCACTCTTGTTCGATTTGGTTTAAGTCTGCTGAACCACGAGGAATTAAAAGCTTTACATTTGTACTTGTACTTGCGTGTGCTATAATTAATGAACGAATTTTATTAATGTATTCCTGTAACGGTCTAAATAGTCTTACATCAGACTCAGGATAAGGATTACGATGATGTACATTCATTAAAGGAACAATAGGATAGTCTTCTACAGGTAATAATCTTGTATATAATAATTTATCTCCAACTGTAACAATCATTTTTACACAACATTTTTCTATAGCATTAGATTTTATTTGACCTGTACCTATTAATTCTTCTACTGTCATAGGTATTAATATAGTAGTACTACCTGGTATTGAGTTTTCATCTTCTTCTCCAGGAACACGAACTGGGTCCTGTGGAATAGGTTGACCTGTATTTGGGTCTAATTGTGGTTCAGGTAATTCATAATGAAAAATAGGTCCCATATCTTTTATAATCTCAAACATTTCTTGTACAGACTCTTCTTCGAACAATATTATCTCTTCACCTTTAATAGTTTTAACTTTTATGTAGTATTTCATTAAATATTCTGCATACTCATCAGCGTCTAATAAATGTTCGGATTGTGAAAAAGGTTCAAAACAATTATAGTAAGAGTGTCTTTCTTTAGTATATCTTTCTATAAACTGTCTTCTTTCGTGTACTGTTGTCGTACCATCCGTAGAAAAAATTTGTCCTTCAGTAGCAGATAAGTTAGTAATAGGTTTTTCATCTGTTTCATCAGGATGTAAGGATGCTTGCTCTATTATATCTGAAAACTCAGGATAAATTTGCATAGATTGTTCATCTGTCATATAAGTTGCTACCATAATATGTGCAGCATCTCTTGCAAACTTATCTTTAGCGTTAGGGTCAATATATACATCTAAAGGATTTACTGACTTTACATAAACTTCTCCCTTACCCATATCTGCATCGGGGTCTTGAAATACTTGAAGTACTCCCATACCTCCAACATAGTAATCATCGATAGCTTCTTTGAGCTCTTCGTCTCCAGACGATATCTGCCAAATATATTGAAAGAGGTCGGAAAATACTTTTGCCGTGTCTCTATCTGAGTCTTCACGACCAGTAGAACGGAATTGAGGCGAGTTATAGGTTAGGAGGGATTTAGCAGTTTCTACAATCGGATGGATTCTATTTACTACGATAGGTGCTTGTCCACGTGCTTCTAGTACATCACGTTCTTCATCACTCCATTGAGCTCCAGCTCGGAACTCTATCGCTTCTTGAAATTTTTGAGCCCATTGGTCTCTTGAGCTTTTATAATCTGTGTATAGTTCCCTTGTTAGGTCAACTTCTTCAGGAACCTCACGTGGATTAACATCACCAGTCTTATAATCAAAGACAAATTCTAAGTCATCTTTATTTTGTCTTCTTGTACTCGCTAGTTGCTTTTGAATCTTTTTTGGCATTTATTTGTTTATAACCCTTCGGTATGTCTACCTTATCCAATTTGTCTAACTTATTAATAAAATCGTTAAAGTTTAAAAAGTACTTGCTTTTATCCATAAATGTAGTACACTGAAATTACGGGATTTTTTTTGTATTTGTCAAGGATTATTAAAATAATTTCCAAGACTTGCTTTTCTTTCTCGTATACCACTCTTCTCGTTGCTGTTCTTTTTCTACTTGTTGATGTGCTGGTCTATAGCAATTTTTGTTTGCATAGAAGAAACCATCAAGTAAGTCATCATGTTTACCACGTGGGTATAACAACAACTCATCTTTAAATGCCTGCATATTAGATTGAATGTATACTTTTTTGTTTGCAAAGATAGGCTGCAAACTTTCTAATCTGTAATTCTTAGAGGTACGAGGATTCTCTTTTATCTCTAGTCCAGGTATAAACATACCCATTTGTTCTGCTTGTTCTTTAATATATTGGCGTAACATCTCTTGGTAGCCAACAGATTCAATACGAGTTTTAGTACTTTTGTATTGTTTAAAGTTATTTATGATAGCATCAGCTAAATCTAGTGGGGTAGCTCTTTTCCTAAAGTATGGAAGTATAAACCTATTAAAGTCTTTATCTACTGCAATATTAAATATAACAGAAAAGTCTGCACCTTTTTTCGTACTGGATGCAGGGTCGACTCCTGTAAATACATTTACAGGTCTCCTCTCGTCTACTTCCTCACCATTAAGGTTCGTCAGAACGAGAGTTGACAACCCTTGCTCATCTTTTTCGACAAACCCTTCCCAGGCTTGAAAGTCATCTTTTCTAAACAAGTTATCTTCATCACCAACAATCTGACACAAGTATTCCCTGTAAAATACAGATAGTCTATTAATACTTTCTAATTCTTCTTTCTTTTGTATTAGCTTGTCGATACCCCAGACCTCGGGCCATAGAGCTACTTTGTTTTCTAGGTCTGGTCTAAACTCTAAGGTATTCCAACCCTTCATATCTTTTAATGTCTCTACAAGACAACGTTCATGCTGAGGAGTACCAATAACACATATCTGTCCACTTAGTGGGTCAAGGGATGGAACACCAGATTGTAATAGCCAACGAAGATTATACTCCATAGCTTCTGACGTCTTGGTATTGTTTTCATCTTCAGGGTCATCTAATATTAAAAGAGTAGGTCGTTGATTCCCGTGTTTGATTCCACGTATCTGTTGTCCTGTACCTTTGCAAATAATCAAGCTGCCATCTTTTAATTCTATTTCATTGTTTGTCCACTTACGTGCAGACTGC